CCCGCGTCTTGTAGTCAAACAAGGAAAGCTTACCATTGTGTACGGCCAATAGGTCAATCGTTCCTGCCGTGTTAAATTCCTTGTCGCTGTTGGAAATCACTCCTTCAACTTCCACCACCTCTAGGTCTTGGTCATCTGCCCATTCAATGAAAGGCATGACAAATGGTTCCCAAGATGGGGGACACTGACCCCCGCAAATGGTAGTTTCTAAATGCTTGTGACACTCAGTTCCCCAAGAAGAACTCTTCACTTCCTCACCTGTCTTCGGGTGAACCCTCATTCCCCATAGCATATCCATGATTTGCTCCTCACTGAGGTGAGGGTGTTCTTTGCTGAGCTCTATGGCTTTCTTGGTTCTCCAAGTTTCAAAGAATGGATCAGGGAAAACCTTCAGCTTCTCGGTAACACTAGCAACGATGGATTTGCCACTGTTCTGGGATTCCCTCCTTGCTTGGAAGGGAGTGGACAGGTCATCCCGAAGGAAGCCTGAGTCTTTTTTGATTTCATAAAAATGTGCCATAATATAAAGCGGGGGCCGGAGCCCCCGCAGTTTAATTAGAAAGGTGCCCCTTCCTCCTGAACCAAATCTCGGCCCTCTTGGATAGCTTCCCTCACTTCTAGCAAGTCCTTTGCAATGGAGTATACAATAAATTTGAATTGTTCATTGTATCCACTGCTCTTGAACGTGCTGTCTTGAGCTGCCACTTGGCTTGCTTGGTTGATGCAAGCTTGAATGGCAATCTCTCTGCCTTTGTCTACTCCGCTACTTCCATTGCTGGAATAGTTCGGTCGTTTGTAGAACGTCTCGGTTCCATCATTGGACTGGTGTCCGGTGAATCCTTGACTGTCTTGTGGAATCTCTCTTGGTATTGAGATTTTCCATTTGGTGTGACCCTTCGGGGTCTTGTATGTGCTGTCGGTTGCCTCTACTGTGGCTCCCGCCTCTGCCCAACGAGGGGCTTTGCTTTTGCCGTTGGCAACTCCTTTTGTGCCATCGTCAAATTCTAACCAGAACCCCCAGAGGTCCCCGTTAGGTGTGCTTCTTGGTTCGTCTCCCATGAGACGCACTGTTTTTATGGTTTTTATTTGTGACATGTTATTTAGTCTACGTTATACCAATACTCATCCTCTGGTGAGAGGGTGGACATTGGGCTTGTTTGGAATAGCCGGGTTTTGGTATCAAACCAAAGGTCGCGGCTAAAGTTGACCCCGCTGTTGCGTTGCTTGAAGCAGGTGAATGTGCTGTCTCCTTGCTTCTTATACTTGTCCTGCTCTTCCGCACTCCCGTTGGACATGACCAGTTCCTTAGCAGTGTTGCGGTGCATACTGCAAATGGTGTGGCTAGCCTGAGACAGTTCTTGACTGCCCAGAATAGATCCCGGACTGGTAGGGGCATACTTAGTACCCCCGTTCTCTTTACTTTTTGCATCGGCGTGAGCTATCAGGACAATGGAAAGCTGATGCTTAACCGCTGTCCTAGCTAAGTCCTTACTGATAAGACCTTGCTGTTCAAAGTCAAGCTTCGGTGCAAGGTAACTGAAACTGTCTATCAATATGGTGGTAATCCCATACTTCTGCTTGGCCAATATTATCTCTGCCTTCAGTCCTTCCCAGTTGTTTCCACAGTCTCGGAAGTTGGTATCATCTATGAAGAAGATGTTCTCTCCAAGTTCATCAGCAACCTGAGAACACTGCTCATGCTTGGGTTCTTCTCCAAGGAGTTGTGTTCCTAGTTGGAGCATCATGTTCTCAATGGGAACCTCAAAGGATACGGCCATGCACTTAGTGCCAGTGCTGGCTAGGTGGAGCAGTAGCTGGTATGCTATCTGACTCTTACCCGATCCAGGAATGCCAATGATAGTAAACAGTTCGCTCTCCCTGAGACTGAGAGGCATATCTTGGAAGCACCAGTTCTTCCATTCCCTCTCTCTCTCTTGTTGGGTCACACAATCCTGCATCTGTAACACAAAATCATTGGGCCTCACCAAAGCCTCCGGCTCATTGCCCTTGGCACTATCCATGAGCTTCTTTAGATCGTCCTCAGTGGGGTGATCCTTGACCAGCCAATCGTTCACATCGTTGTGCGGCTCTGGTATTTCTATCCGGTAACAGCGATCCGCTGAGAGCCTCTGAGAGAGCTTGATAAACATCTGCTGACCTGCGTCATCCATGTCGCTGGCAACGTAGATGCGTTCCATCCTAGTCAACATCTCAAAGCAGTTCTCAATCCACCCGTGGTTACTGGCCGATGGTACAGCAATGACCGGAATGTTACTCTCCTTCTGAATTTGGTGAAGACTCATACAATCAATCTCCCCCTCGCAGATGATAAGCTCTCGGTCATCCTCCCCAACTAGGTGCAATCCAAACGGTGTGTTGAATACAGGTTGCGTGGAATAGATTTGTTTCTTGTTTCCAATCCTAGTAACACAAGTGTACTTGAGCATCCGGCAACGACCCTCGCTATCATAGAGCGGAGCTCCCCACCAGTGTCCACCCTTCTGCTCGTGGTGAAAGATGTTGTACTTACCAAGGGTGCGTTCGTTTATCCCTCGTTTCTCCACCATGTAGCGGTGTACCTCGCTGCCTCTGAGAGCAGTGTCGGGAACAGTTTGAACCTCCACCCGATCCTCTGTCTTGACTGTTCTGATTTGCTCAAAGCCGCAGAACTTGAGAGCCCATCTCATTGTCTCTGAGAATGATCCACCCAGCTTGCGGTGGCACAGCTCTAGGATGTTGCAACTCTCTCCAGTCTGGTGATCCTTGGCAACGTAGACACTACTGTTCTTGGCCTTGAATACATTGCAAGACCTGCCCTCGGCATCGCCCCGCAAGTCGGCCATGACATACCGACCTCCGGCTTCCCTCTTTGCTCCGGGAAACATATCGGCCATGAGCCTGTCAATTTTGGAACTGAGTTCCCTTTTTATCTCGTCGGGTGTCTTCATATTTTAATGTGCAAGGGTTCGTTTTGTTCTCTTGGTTCAGGTTTTAGCATCCGGTCAATGATAACTCCGGTGCAACACTGCTGCTCATAGGCCAACCTATGCAAAAGATCATGAGTTTGGGGGCTGATAGTTGTCTGCAATCTCACCCTGTCTCCGGGCATCCACTTGCGTGGCCTGCCTCGCCGTTCTTTTCTGTTTTTATATCTGACAAGGGCAAGATCTCTGTCATTGGGTATGTTTTCTGTCAACTGCTGTTTAGTTTTTTTGTTTTCGGTCATACTTTTTTAGGTTTATCGGTTGCTTTTAATAATGGATCGACGGCTTCTGTCGCTCCGATGAGTCTCTGTGCAAACTTGGAGTCTGTCTCCTTCCACTCCATCACCTGCCTGTCGGCGTAGATGCAAGACAAGTGATGCCTGTCTGCATACCACCCAATGCTAGGCCATGAAGCCATTGGTATTTTACTGGCTAAGTGGATTGAAACAAACCTCGCTTCTGCGGTGTGTGCATCCCTCCTTCTGCTTAATATTTGTTCAAGGGGTATGCCGTACCACTCTGAAACTGCGGTGAACACAGCCTCAATCTTCCCCTTCATACTTTCTGTTGGTTCATACTTCATTTAAAATTAAGTGCTTCTGGATTGTATCCATTCTCTATGGCTGCTGCGTCATAGGCTCTTGCCGCCTCCTCTTCATCATCAAAGCATCCGAGGTGTGGCCTTTTCCCGTCAACCATGATGCGAGCCTCCCACTTTTTCCTATCTTTCACCCAACAAACACCCCGAAATTTAGATGTTACTCCCTCTCTTTTCTTTGAATAGCTTTTAAGGTTTTGGGAGTGTGTCACCATCCTTAAATTGTCAACGTGGTTATTAGTCCTCACCCCATTGATGTGATCCACTTGCAAGGACTTGTCCCAATCGGGAAGGAAATGCTGGGCCACAAGGCGAGAAACTAAAAAAGTTTTAGTCCTTTTATTTTTAAACAAACTAACGTGAATGTACCCCCTGTTGCCCATTCTATCTGCCATAATCCTAGTCTTGCCATACCACAGTGACATAACTCTCCCTTGATTGGATATTCGGTAGTGTCCCTCATAGCCAATAACATCTTTCCATTCTTCTTTCATAATAATTCTTGGTAAATTCTTGGTAACTTATAACAAAACTCCTAGTCAGAAAGTAACTCTTGGTTACACTAATAGATCATAAGCTTTCTTTAGAATAGTAATGACTAGGATAGGGTAACTCTGCGTTACCGAGTCGGAACTAAGCGCCCTCATATTTTTAGCAGGACGATGCTGCTGTTGTTCATGCGTCTCTTGGTTTCTATCAGCTTCCCCTTTCTGAGCCTTCTGATGCACCTAGAAACGCTTTTCGGGTGCAAGCCGGTATCTTTGCCCAACTTATCCAAAGACGGCCAGCATTTGCCGTCATCGCTGGCATAGTTAGCCAAGGCCAAGAGAACCAGCTTGTCCGTTGCGGGCATGGGGATTGCCCACACCCGCTTTCCAACTGAGAATGACATTATGCGCCGTGATAGCAATCGTCAAACCGAGACTCGGCCCGGTCTTCTTCATACTGCTCCCTCGCCTCTTGCTCGGCAAGGCCCATGAGATCAAAGACCTTGGAGTCGGGCAAGGTGTCCAATATTTCTTCCCCGTCTTCCCACACTGCGGTAATCATCCGCTCGCTTAGGTCAACTTGAACAAGGTAATCTCCTATCGTGAACTCCCTCATAGCGACATATTACACTCACTGGCTTGGAGTTGATCTTTGGTGGAGCCGTAAACATCATTGTAAATTTGACGCCCTCGTTCCAGTCCGGCCAGGCGGCCTTCATACTTGGCCCTAATCACCCGAAGGTTGATCAGGTTTGTGAGGATGTCGATCCGCGACTCTGCTATCGATAACTGTTGATCGATGGCTTCGCGGGCGTGTTTGTCACCCTGCCAATGTTTCTCAACATCCTCTCGGGCCCCCCCGATCATCTTTAAGGCTTCTTCAATGCGTTCTTCTGTACTTTCTTTTTGTGTGTTCATAATATTTGAGCTGTGATGCTCTCTCTTTTTTCGGTTTCAATGAAGCGAGCCCGAAAGACCCGCTTGAGAATTTTGCTTGCGGGCGAGACAAACTCGTCCGGTAAGTTGGGCCACCGCTCAAGGCAAATGGCTAGCTCAACACCCATCGTGTCAAGCATCGCCTCCTTGGGCATGGTGAATGCGATGCCTTCGGCCTGGGCCCAGTCGCCTGCCCCCATTGCCTTCAGGAAGACGCTGCTCCAGCGGTAGTCGTCTAAGTCTGCCAAAGATGGTTCATCCATCTCAATGGCGACCGTGTCATACAATCTTTGTTTTATCATTGGATTAATTAGAGCTGAATATTCCCCTCTTAGCAAGTTCTTTTTTCACCTTTAGCCAATAGCCATCAGTGGCTGCCTTCTTGAATCCGTTTGGTCCGCCGTTATGGATGCGGGCGATGTCTTCATATGTTGGAGATTTTCCTAACCTTTTCTGCGTAGCGTAGCGAGCCATATAAGCCCGTACAATTTTCCTGGCCAATGCCGGGTTGAAAGCATCTTCATGCTCCCAAGCTTCCCCTGCCCGTTGGGCTGCGTCTTGCACGTAAGCAGCGTGAAGCTGCAAACATCCGAACGCGAGCCCATTGTCTCCAATGGCATCCGGATCGCCGGAAGACTCGACCGCTATCAGTGCAGCAAGTAGTATTGCCCAGTTCATTTCTCTTTCCTTTCTCTTAGTTTAGTTGCAAGGAGAGCAACCAATACAACTGCTCCGGCTATTGTTCTAATTATCTCTGCGTCCATTTTTCCGCTCCTGTTCCAGTTTTTTGTTTCCAATTTCCACCCATCTCCAGAGAATATAGAGAAGGAAAAAGACCGGCAGCATCATGATTATTGCCTGCATTATTGGTCCCCCTTTTCGTATTCGGCAAATGCCTTGTCCAGCTTCTCTTTAAGTTCACGATTGAAGAAGTTTTGCCAATTGCGATCTATGTCGCTCCATTGCATCCACCGGTTTTCATGTGGCGTTTTTAAATACCTTTGCCCGTATTTGGACTTTGAGTTTATCAGCCGGTGATATCCCTCGCCGTTTGTAATGTGGCTAGGTGTTGAGTCTCTCAACTCAATTTCAATTTCTCTAGTGGTGCTTTTCATTATTGGTCTCCCTCTATTGATTTTATGAAAGAATCCACTTCTTCCCAGGTTCCGGTTCCGCGTAATGAGTCAAAGGATTTTGATCCTCGTCCTATCAGTGCCCAGTCACGGGCATTTTCATGATTGGCAAATGGCCCGTAAGGCTGTGCCGTTGTGGAGCCATCCGGCTCGCATCGCAGCATCACTGCGTATGTTTCTTTTTTCATTATTGGTCCTCCTTT